TTGCATGTGATAAAAATAGTTGTTATTATGTATATATAAGCAAAACGCTTAGAACAACAAAACAACAACGGAAAAACAATGAAAAAAACTATCAGACTTTTAGACGGCTCTTTTCGAACAGTAGAAGTATCTATCACTTGGCAAAAAGAAATCATTTTAACTGATATTAGAGCAGCTAGAGCAGCAGTCAATGACTATCAAAACCTTTTACAAGGTATCTTGAAACATGACAGAAGCAACAAATTGATTCAGGAAGCAATCGAAGTGACAGAACATAATTTGCAATGTGCTAAAAATGAACTTCAAGCACACAAAAGAAGATTGTTGACATATATAGCAAAATAATCAATCAACGAGGCGGCCGGCTCGCTGGCTGCCTCTCTATAAACAACGGAGCAACAAATGCGAATCCAATTACTCGATTCAATCATCAATCCATTTTACAGCGAGCTTGCTTGGCTAGATAGTCAGGAAGCTAGAAAGCGCGTACTCAAGATCAAAGATCTACAATGCGAGGGAATCCTAGAAAAGCGCCACGATTTCGGATTGCATCACATGATGGCAGCTGTCAACACAAAAGGCAAAGATCGCCGGCATCATGTCTCAATCACTAATCGAGCCGCTATGTGTACATGTCCAGATTTTGAGTTTCGCAAGATGCCTCAAGGCAAGCATTGCAAGCATATTATCTATCTCTGTCTAGCACTCAGAGGCGAGCTACAACGGCCGCCGATATCAAAGATGAAATAGTGTGCTATAGTATAGGCCTTGCTTGATATTGAGGGAAATCGAGTAATGTTCTTTGGGATCGTGTTGGGACAGGCGCGATCCCGTTTTACTTTTTTGCATAAAAGCGATAAAAAAAGTTGTACATGATAAAAAAAGTTGTTATTATGTATATATAACCAACAACAACGGAGTCAATCATGAAAAAAACAATGACACTTAAAGAACATAGACAAAACATTATTTCAAAAATTTCAATGACATCTGACAATATGGATTGGGATTATGCAATTGAATTAGCACTAGAATGGATCGCTTCGGATGAGCAATTGAAGCTAATTAAGGAATTGGGCAAATGGAATTCTAATGAAGCTGAAGCCATTGCTTGGATCAATATAGTCGAAACACTTTTGGAAAAAATACTTAATGAAATTTGCTATGTGCAATAAAGTCTAAGATAATCAATTAACATGGAGCCAGCTGGCTCCATTTCCTGTTCTAGAAATCATCACACTGTCAAGATCCGTCATTATCTGATATATTGGATTCATTGATTGGAGTTGCTATGTCTAAGAGTACACAAATACAGAAGCAAAGCGCGCTGGCTCGCTGGCTGCCTAGCTTTATCATGAAAGCATTTGGGCAGATTGTTGAGAATCCTGAAGCGCCTGAACACGGAGCCAGCTGGAGCGTCGGCAATGGAGTATCGCCCACATTTAGCCCGCGTCAATCTATGGCAGTATTTGGCAAGCATGCTTATACACATGCCTGTGTAACAAGAGCCAGTCAAGATATCGCCAGCCTGCCTATCAAGCTGCTATCTGGAAAAGGCGAGCAGCAGACAGAGATTGACGATAGCCCCGTGCTGGATCTATTCGAGCAGCCGTCAAGCAACACGGACGGCGCATTGTTCAAAGAGCAGCTGATTGTCGATCTGATGATGACAGGCAATTGCTATATTTTGATCGTCGGAGATCTATCGAGGCCTACTAGCCTGTATCGCCTGCATCCTGAAAATGTGCGGATTATTCCGGATCCTGTGAAAATGATACAGGGCTACGAATACAACGACGGCGGATCGACTGCTGTTTATCCTGTTGATCGTATTATTCACACGCGCAATGCAAGCTGGGATATCAACAGCAACGGCGAGCTGTATGGCTCTGGATTAGTCGAGGCATTGAACGAAGAGATCACAGCAGATATCAACGCGCAAAGAATGGCTAGCAGTGTATCGAAGCAAGGCCGGCCGGATGTCCTTTTGTCGCCAGCAGATCCCGCGGATATTTGGGATCGACGACGTAGACAGGAAATCACGCAGGCATATCAGGCAATGACAGAGAAAGGCGGCGCTATGGCGCTAAGTGGGCAGATCAAAGTCGAGACGCTGACACTGTCGCCTCGTGATCTTGAGTTTCAAGCGCTTCGAACAATGGTGCGAGAAAATATCAGCGCTGTCTGTGGCGTGCCGAGTACCGTGCTAGGCTTGCCAGATGCAAACTACGCAACAGCGCGACAGGCTACGATCACTTATTGGGAAATCCAGCAGAAGAGAGCCAGCAAGCTCGAGCATGCTATGACTAGAATTGCGCGGCTATTCGATCCGTCGTATTCAGTGAAAATCGATTTCTCTAGTATCGATGCACTGCAGGCAATCCGATCAGAGAAATTAGAGCGCATTGTACGACATATTGAAAATGGCATGTCAGCAGCTGAAGCGTATCAATATGAGGGGCTAGCAGATAGTCCATTTGGAGAAACTGAGACAGATAGCCAGACAGAAGCAGAGCAGCAGATCGAGCAAGCGCTGACTGCCTTACTGACTAAGGAGCTCGAGCAAAAAAAAAATGCTAACAGCTACGAAATGCGGGGATCTGTAGGCGATAAGGATCCAACAAACTTTCCTCAGGATGGCGAAGATCAGCAAGTCGCATTGCGCAATTCAGAATATGAGCGATTCCCACATGCTGAGGCGCTGGATCTAAAAGAGAATTATCCGGAGATCTGGAAAGCAGGCGGGAATATCCTAGGCAATAAGCAATTTAATCGACTGCTACCAATCGCCCAGAGAGACAGCAGCATAGCGCAGACAGAGACAGAAGAGCTCGCGATTCGATTGCGTGAAGCATGGGCGGCGCGTCATTTCCGAGATCATCGGCTGGCAGGTGTTGTCGCTCAGATAAAATGGCTAGTCGTTGGATCTCGTGGCCTTGATCACATGAGAGCCGTGATCAGAGCAGAGAAAAATCGCCTTGAATCGAAGCAGGCACGCAGCAAAGAGCAGAAAGATCGCGTGTGGCATAACTGGATCGAGCGCTCCTATGAGCCTGCACATCGTCAGATCATGAGAGCCTCGCAGATCTATCTTGAGGATGCTGCAAAACGCTATTCACGGCGTGCGCAGACACTACGAACACAGCTGATCGAGCAGGAGAGCAAAGCGATAGATTACGCATCGATTCTGGGACGTGTAACAGAGATCAAAGCAATTAGATCGATTATCGGCCGCGCATATCGCTCTGTGTATTTCCTGACTGGCAATGATCAGATTGAAGAGCTTTACAGATTGATCGGCGCTACCCGCCCGCTTGATTTCGCATTTGGAGAGCGTCAGATTGATGAGCGCCAGATTGCCAAATTCGCGCGTCAGATTGTCGATACAAATGAAAAGCAAGTCAAGCGACTTGTGAAGCGCGGGATCGTCGACGGCCTGCCAAATGCAGAGATCGCCAGACAGATCGAAGCAGCTACAACATTCAGCGCAGCACGAGCACAGCGCATCGCCCAGACAGAGACAACGAAAGCGATTAACACTGCCACAAATGAAGCATACAGAGAGTTTCAGGAGGCCGAAAATGTGCAGGTTATGAAAGAATGGATCTCTAGCCGTGACGATTCAGTCAGAGAGACACATGCAGCACTAGACGACAGCGAGCCGATCCCCGTTGCTGATGATTTTCAGATCGACGGCTACGCTGGGGCTGCTCCTGCATCATTTGGCGAGCCTGCTATGGATATAAATTGCCGATGTACTATTGCGCCCGTGATCATCGAGAATTAAATAATCAATACACAATCAAAACAACGGAGTATAAATGATTGATTATTCACAAAGTCAAATTGTCGTCAGTGTTTCAGGCGGCAAAGATTCGAGCGCAATGTGCCTTAACCTATTCGAGCAAGGCTATAGTAAAAATGATTTTATCCGAGTCTTTGCTGATACTGGCTGGGAGGATGCGAGCACTTATGAGTATTTAGAATACTTGGAAAAGACGATCGGAAATATCGAGCGTATAAAAGCACAGATCGAAATAAACGAAGAGTTTAGAGAGAGCATTGAAAAGATCGAATCATTGCTAGGCTTTGAATCTCCAATGATACGGCAGGCATATCAATTCAAATTTATGAGTAATGTGTTTAACAAATGGTGTACGGTAATCTTAAAGATTCAGCCATTTAAAAAGTTTTTTGATAATCTTGATGCGGATCCTGTGAATCTTGTAGGGATACGCAGAGACGAAAGCGCACGACGATCGCGAATGACAGAGTGGGAATTCAACAGTAATTTTGATTGTTGGACGCATCGCCCAATCATAGACTGGACAGAGCAACAAGTAATCGATATACATCACAGATTTAATCTAATACCAAACAGGCTATATCTTAACGGCTGGAATCGTGTTGGCTGTTATCCCTGTATATTTTCACGCAAAGAAGAGATCAGACGCATATCAGAGAAAAGAATACAGATCATCGAGATAATGGAAAAGGATTTGCAAGCAAGTTTTTTTAAGCCAAAGAATGATCACACTGCTACAATTAGGCAGGTTGTAGAATGGAGCAAAACAGCAAGGGGCGGCAAGCAGTTTATGCTTTTTGATACAGAAAAGCCTACTTGTGAAAAATGGGGGCTTTGCGGGATATGACAGATAGACAAAAAGACAATATCAAGGATTTCGACGGAGATAACATGATCTTAACTTTGGCAATCGCTGGCCTTGCTGGGCTAGTCGTTGGAGGCGTCTCCACAGCAGCAATGATCAATAAACGAAATGCACAGCAGCCCGATCCGGCTGTTGTCGTTGTTGCGGATCCTGTTGCAGGAGAGCAGCAGGAAGTCATCAAGCAGCTGACAAATCTTGATATGCTCGTGATACCATGTGGCGCGGAATACATCAAGAATTACGGAGACTTATTGTGCAGGGAAATGTATTGCAGAGTCATGACGCGCGGCATCGACAGCAAAACAAGCGGCCAAGAGTGCGAAGAGATCAGCAACGTAGCCAACAGCAAGATCATTGTAGATCATTGTGAATCCTTTATCGAGCAGCGTGAAGAGTGCTACGAGAAATACAGAGAGCGGAAATAATCCATGCACACCTTGATCAATGTGCTATATCGTATTCTGTGAGGGCTAAAACAATGCAATTTAAGCGATTCAACACAAAAGCAGAGCAGACAGATAGCAAGATATCATTTGTAGCGTCTACAGCGAATCCAGACCGTTACGGCGACATTGTCGATCAGGGCGGCTGGGATCTCAGAGCATACGAACGCAATCCGATTATTTTGCTAAATCATAATCCTACACAGCTGCCAATCGGAAAGGGCAAAGCATACGTTAAGGACGGGCAATTGATGCTCGATGTTGAATTCGATAAAAATGACGAAGTGGCGCAGCAAGTCGAGCGAAAAGTGCGCGGCGGCTTCATCAATGCTGTATCTGTTGGATTTCAACCCAGCGAATCAATCGCCAGAAATAAACTACCCGCCGATCATCCATATCACGGCAAAAGCGGCTATTATTTTCCAAAATCTGAATTACTTGAGGTTTCAATCGTGACTATCCCAGCAAATAATGAGGCGACTTTGTCGAAGCACTACACAGCAAATATCACTCTGTCAGACGTAGCAAAATCGATGCTAGTACACAAGCACATCGTATCGATTCAAGAGCTTGACAATGGCAATTATCTAGTCGAATTCGCTGCACATTCAGAAGAGCAGTCAGAGGAGCCAGAAGAGGAGATCATCGAAGAATCAATGCACGATGAAGAGGACAAAGGCGGCCACGATGAAGATGAAGATAAAGGCGCCGGCTATGATGATGAAGATAAAGAAATGGACGAAGATGAAGAGGAAGAAAAAGCCTTTTCACTCGACGATCTACTGTTCCACCTTAAGGAATTGAATAACTAACTAACTACCTAACTATTGGAGATACTATGTCAATGGACGCAGTAAAACAAATCATGGGAGAGCTTAAGACTCTCCGCACTAATCAAGATGAGAAAGTTGCTACTATTGAAAAGCAAGTTAACGCTATCAAAGAAGCACAGCGAATCATGGAAGAATCTGTATATCGTGCCGATTCTGCTGAGATCACAGGCACTGACGATCAGTTGAAAAAATTCGTTGGCGAAGATGGATCGATCCGCTGGACTACTGGCAAAACTCGCGTAAAAACAGCAGCTGGCTTGACTACTGTCACAGAATGCGGCTTGCTTGATACTGAAGAGAATCTGTCAAACTGGCACGTAGAAATGAAGCGCCTTGCTAATGATCGCATGATGATCAAGAGCATGCTTGTAGGCGACAAAAGCACTCCGAAAATGGATCTTGCTATT